GATTATAGCCGAGAGGCTTCCTATGAAATGTCGAATGACTACAGCGGCAGGCGAGGACGTGACGCACAGACAGGCCGATATGTCAGCAGAGACGGAGGCTCATACGATAGTTATGACTCCTATGACAGAGGCTACAGCAGGCATACAGCAGAGCAAAAAGTAGCACGGAAACTTGAAGATATGCTCGATACTACACAAGACCCGCATATCAGAAATGCAATCCAGCAAGCTATGAATATGCTCAAACAGTAATATACTGGGAGGGGTGTGAAATACCGCCCCTCTTTTAGGAGGATAATATGGTTGACATAACTACTATTGAAGATACATTAGATGAACTTGTAAATGACGCTCCTACGACCTTTGAAACGTGCGAAAAGATAGCACACCTTACAATTACCCGTGATTTGCTAAAAAGTCGCTTAAATCGAACGAGAGAGGGGTCAGAACGTGTCTTAAATGAGTTGCATGATATACTACCATCATATAATAAATATGTAGACACAAAAAAGCGATATCAGAAGTACGAAGTTGTGGAGCAAATGGTAGTGATAGCTATGCAAAATCTATGTGATGAGATTGCAGATTTCATCATTACTCTATATCGCAACACAGAGAGCACAGAAGAAAGAGAAACGATAGAGACTATGATAGATGAGATAAGAAGTGCAATTTAGCACTTCTTATTTTTGTGCTTGACACAATATAAATATTATAGTATAATGTTTAATGTGAACATGATTCACCGACAAAGCACGAAAAGGAGAATAAAATGATTAACATAAGAATTGCAGAAGCAGATAAGTGTAACGAAGATTATTCAATGTTTATATCATTCGACTATAATCAGAAGATAGTTGATACAATCAAGTCTTACCCCACTCGGTATTGGAACAAAGATACAAAAGAATGGGAAGTACCACTGAAAAAGTTAGTGGACTTAACAGCAGACCTTTCAGATTTTGATTTCAACATTACTGGTAAGTATGTAGAACTTGATTCAAAGGCAGTAAAAGTGCCTCCTGAGTTTAAGTTCAAGACAAGGCCTTTTGAGCATCAGCTTGAAGGCTTTAACTATGGTTTGCAGAATGATAAGTGGCTTCTTGGTGATGAGCAAGGTCTTGGAAAAACAAAACAAGTTATCGACATAGCAGTTGTAAGAAAACTTGCACTCGGATATAAGCATTGTCTTATCATCTGTGGTGTAAATGGTCTGAAGTGGAACTGGTACAATGAGGTACTTACACACTCAGATGAGAAGCCTTATATTCTCGGTCAGCGCACCAAAAGAAATGGAATTGCAGTTGGTGGTAATGCAGATAAGCTGGAAGATGTAAAGAACATTGATAAGATTGATGCTTATTTCATCATCACTAATGTAGAGACTTTGAGAAATACGGAGATTATCGCAGAACTCGCAAAGCTGTGTAAAAATGGAACTATCAGCATGATAGCGGCTGATGAATGTCATAAGATGAAAAACCCATCTTCTCAGCAAGGAAAAGCGTTCCTTGAATTACAAGCTAAAACTATGATTGCTATGACTGGTACACCATTGATGAATAATCCTCTTGACCTCTACATCATTCTCAAATGGTTAGGCTATGAGAAGTACCCTATGTATGCTTTCAAAAAACATTACTGCGTGATGGGAGGTTTCGGCGGTTATGAGATTATCGGTTATCGTAATCTCGATGAATTACAGGAACGCTTAAACGAAATCATGCTTAGGCGATTAAAGTCAGACGTACTTGACCTTCCAGAAAAGACATACATTGATGAGTATGTAGAAATGACAGCAAAGCAGGCTATCGTCTACAAAGAAGTCACAGCGGAAATCAAGTCAAATATCGACAATATTAAAATGACTAATAACCCACTCGCAGAACTTATTAGAATGAGACAAGCTACTGGCTATACTGGTATTCTCTCTTCAACCGTACAAGAGTCAGCTAAACTTGATAGAATGGAAGAGTTGGTAGATGATGCTGTTCAGAATGGGCATAAAGTAGTTATCTTCTCTAACTGGACACAAATGACTAACCCTATTGCACAGAGATTAAGCAGATATAACCCGGCAGTCATTACTGGTGAAATCAATACAGATACTCGTCAGCAGATGATTGATAAGTTTCAGAATGTGGATTCATGCAAGGTAATTATAGGCACAATCGGTGCTATGGGTACTGGCTTAACATTAACATCGGGTACAGTTGAGATTTTCTTAGACCACCCGTGGAATAGAGCATTGTATGACCAGGCAGTTGATAGGTGTCACCGTATCGGACAGAAGAGTAATGTTACAATCTATAACCTCTTATGCAAGGGTACGATTGACGAGCGTATTTGGGAAATCGTAAATAAGAAAGGGGCTATGAGTGACTATATGGTAGATGGGAAAGTCGATTCTATGCACAAGATGGAGTTACTTAACTATCTTATAGGTTGACATAACCATATAAATGTTATACTATAACATAAGAGAAGAGGTGTAAAATGAAGAAAAGGAGAGTAAATTTAGATGGAACTTAAAGTTGACAAAGTAGCTATGTTAGTTGGTGTGTCGGTTAGAACAGTAAATAATTGGTACTGGTTTAAGGGTCAGAATCCTAATAATGAATATAGTAAAATGTTACCGAACTTCAAAATCGGTGACAGAGGATGCAGATTGTGGAACTCTGATGATATTCCTAAACTGGTGCAATTCAAAGAACAATTACCTCACGGAAGAAATGGTGTGTTAGGTAGTGTTACTCAACGGTATTATAAAAAGAAAGGGGATAAAGATGGCAAAAGTATCAAAACAGAAACAGGAGCAGATGCTAAAAACGCAACTTGATAAACTTATTCCTGAATATGCGCAGAATAAAGAACAGCTTGATATTTTGGATACAGTCTGTAAAACACAGAACGCAGAGATTAAATCTCTTATGGGTGACAGTAAAACCTATGAAGCAGGAGATTATAAGGTATCGAAGTCAATCCAAAATAGAGATACTATGGATGAAGATTTACTATGTGCAAAGCTATCCAACTATTCAGAACTTTATGATATCGGTGTAATTAAAGTGAAAGAGTATGTTGATATAACGGCTCTTGAAGATGCAATTTATAAAAAGCAACTTACTCCAGAAATGCTTGCAGATATTGAAAAGTGCAGAAAGCATAAAGAAGTAGTTACTTTGCGTGTATCAAAGATTAAAAAGGAGAAAGAATAATGAAAGTAAAAACTACAACAATCAAAGCAACCAGTAGAGCGAGTGTTAAAGTAAGGGATAACTATTTCACAGTTGAATACAGTGAAGAACGTGCAGTAGAGTATGCCGGGGATGAAGATGATGAAGAGAAGCTGAATGAAGCACGACAGAATCTTTGGGACACTTGCAACAATGAGATTGACAATCAGATTGAGGATATTAAAAAATATTGTAAATAAGTCTTGACAGCATAAAATAAATGTTATAGTATGATAATGCGCTTAGACAAGACTGACGCTTGCCCTAAAAATAGGTTAGCGACATTTCGGGGATGTTGCAGACAAACCTCATAATGTGGCTAACCAAAAACAGTTAGTGCGATTGCTGACCCCGAATCAGCGGTTGCGCTAACTGTTTTACTTTATAAGGAGATTATTATGCAGAATAGAGATTTTAAGGGTGTGTGGATACCTAAAGAGATATGGCTAAATAAAGATTTAACATTACTGGAAATGGTCATTTTTGTTGAGATTGATAGTCTTGATAATGAAGATAACTGTGTAGCAGGAAATGAGTATTTTGCTGACTTTTGCGGATGTAGTGAAAGCAAGGTATCTAAAGCAATCAAGAAGTTACAGGAACTAAACATGATTGAGATTATCAGTTTTGATGGCAGACATAGAAAAATGAGAGTAGTAAAAAATGCTATGCAGAGTAGTAAAAAATGCTATGCAGACTCGCAAAAAATGCTACCTAATAATATAATAAATAAACCAATAAATAATAAAACTATATCTAAAGATATAGTAGAAGATACTAAATATAGTGAACCTAAAACGAAGAAAAAGAATCTGTATCAGAAATGTATGGATATGATAGATGAATATACAACTAATGTTGTATTAAGGGAAAAGCTGAAAGAATGTTTCAAGCTATTCACAGAGAATAACAGAGAAGTAGGTAAGCCACTCTATGCTAACCAGTTCAAGGGCAAGTTGAATATGTTATCAGATTTAGCTACAGATTCAGCCACACAGATAAAGATAGTAGAACAGACGTTAAAGTTAGGTTATAATGGATTCTATGAACTGAAAGAAGATAAGCCGAGAAAAAGAACTGGTAACGTAGCACATGATATAGAGCATTTATACAACGGTGTTAATGAGAAAGCAGATAAGAGGTGTTCTGATGGAGAGAAATTCTAATTGTTGGTATGTGAATACCTGTGATGAGGATTGTGATAGGTGTACCACATATGTTCAGATGAAGTGGCAGATGGAGCATAGTGGTTTACCCGAAGCAAAGCAACGACCTATATCTTTATATCTTACAGATGATAACAGTGGCGATAAGAAAGCATTTTATAGGTTAGCTGATATACGTAAGAACATAGTAGAATTTGTACAGAGTGGAAAGAACTTATATCTTTGCAGTAAGTGGACTGGTAATGGTAAAACCAGTTGGGCAGTTAAAATGCTACATACATACTTTCACTATACCGCAGTTGGTAACTATGAAAATCTCAAGGGTATGTTTGTAAGCACTCCCGGTTTGCTACTCAAGTTGAAAGACTTCAATAATCCTGTGTCAAAGACATTCAGAGATAATCTTGAAAATGTTGACCTTGTTATATGGGATGATATTGCAGTTAGCGGTATTTCTCAGTATGATTATACTCAGATATTCACGCTCATTGATAGTAGAATATTTGCAGAGAAGTCCAATATATTTACATCAAATCAAACCACAGTTGAGGGCTTTGCAAGTGTACTGGGTGATAGGTTAGCAAGTCGTATTTATTATACAAGTGAGATAATAGAACTCAAAGGAAAGGATATGAGATAGCATGGTGGGACTTCAGATTTTGAACAAAGTTTTACAGACGCATGATTACTCTATCGTAGAGGATAATCAACTTACAAATGAATATTTTGTGGAATACAAAGATGAGTTTGATTTTATAGAAGAACACTATAGACAGTTTGGTAATATTCCAGATAAAGCAACATTCTTAGCAAAGTTTCCAGATTTTGATTTTATTGATGTTACTGAATCTGATAGGTATTTAGTGCAAACAATAAGAGAGGAATATTTATATTATAAATCTGTACCAGTCGTTCAAAATATTGCAAAGCTATTAAAGACAGATGCAAACGCCGCCGCTGAATATATGATTCAAGCTATGAAAGAGTTACAGCCTAACTACAATTTAGGTGGTGTAGATATTATAGCTGATGCCGATAAACGATATCAAGAATTTCTGAAAAGGCGAGATAATCAAGACCAGTGGTTTTTCACAACAGGGTTTCCAGAACTTGACGATGTAATACATGGTATTCAGAGAGGGGAAGAACTGTTCGTAATCTTTGCAAGAACGAATCAAGGTAAGTCATGGATACTTGAAAAGATATGTACACATATATGGGAGATAGGGTTTAATGTTGGTTATATAAGTCCTGAAATGGGTGCATTGAGTGTTGGTTATAGATTTGATACACTATATGCAAATATCAGTAATAAAGACTTAATGTGGGGCAATAAAGACTTTGACGAGAAGAATTATAAGGAATATATTGATAAGCTGAAAAATCACAAGAACAAATTTATTGTTTCTACACCAAATGATTTTGATAGGAAGATAACAGTAACAAAGTTGAGAAATTTTGTAAAGCAGAATAAATTAGACGTAATAGCCGTAGATGGTATTACATATCTTTCAGATGAGAGAGGTAAACGTGGGGATAATAAGACAACTTCCCTTACAAATATCAGTGAAGATTTAATGTCACTCAGTATGGAAGTAGGTGTGCCAGTATTGATAGTCGTTCAAGCCAATAGAGGTGGTGTAGTAGATAAAGAAAGTGATGATACTCCAGAACTTGAAACTATAAGAGATAGTGATGGCATTTCTCACAATGCCAGTATTATATTATCAATCAAACAGGGTGCAGACGGAACACTTATTATGCAAGTGAAGAAGCAGAGAAATGGAAGAGTTGGTGATAAGATTCAGTATCAATGGTCTCCGAATATAGGTGAGTTTATACCATTATCTGGCTCAAGTTTAGAAACAACAAGAGAGAAGAAAAAGATTGTAGAAAAGGAAGATGTTTTTTAGAGGGGGTGATTTTATGAGTAGTTTCTTTATCGGTGTTTTAATAGGTGCGGTTATTGGATTTTTTGCATATGCACTAATGACAGCACGTAAGCATGATGAACTTGAAGAAAAGATGTGGGAGTTAGAGCGATATAAATTCAAGTTAGAAATGCTAATACAGGAGAATAGCCATGAAGATAAATGAAATCTATATCAATGCTGATTTATCAGATATATTATCTGAATTACGTACTCAATTAACATACAATCAAATACCATATTTACAGAATATTAAGGATAGCGGTAATAACATAATGGTACAATGTCCATTTCATGGTAATGGGCAAGAGCGTAAGCCATCTATGGGTATCAGAAAATCTGATGGTATAGCACACTGTTTTGCCTGTCATGAAGTACATACGTTTCCGGAGATAATCAGCTTTTGCTTTGGTTGGGATGATATGTTCGGTAAGCAAGGTATGAAGTGGCTGGTTAAGAATTTTGGTACGGTACAGATAGAGGAGAGAAAAGATGTTGAGATTGATTTGGAACGTAATAACATTACCAGTACGAATAATGCTTTGGGGGATAGTGATTCTGATAAACCTCAATGGGTGAGCGAGGAAGAGTTAGACAGTTATAGGTATTATCATAAATACTGGGGTGAGCGTGGCATTACAGATGATGATATTATAGAATTGTTCGACCTCGGATATGACAGAGAAACGAACAGCATTACATTTCCTGTTCGTGATATAGACGGTCATTGTCTATTCGTAGCAAGGCGAAATGTGAGAAGCAAGATATTCAACTACCCAAAAGGTGTAGAGAAGCCGTTGTACGGATTGTATGAGTTATCAGAAAGAGTAAACATATTGCAAGCACATACTGGAAATTTCAGTGTGTTCATAACAGAAAGCATGATAGATTGTATTCTATTATGGCAATCTAAGCATTATGCAGTAGCATTAAATGGTACAGGAAGTGAATTGCAATATGAGCAGTTAAGAAAACTTCCTACACGTCACCTTATTCTTGCAACAGATAATGATAAAGCAGGAAGATTAGCAAAAGAGAAGATAAGAAAGAATGTGTCTAACAAATTGATAACCGAAATAGATTTTCCATCTGACATTAAAGATGTTGGTGATTTAGGTAAAGCAAAGCGATTTAACGATATTAAGAATATTAAGAATTGGGAGGTACTGTGATGTCAGATTCACTTACAGTAGCGGATTTAATTGCAGAATTGGAGAAAATTGAGGATAAGACACTTGTTGTTTATGTCTATTCTTATGATGATGTAAGTAAGCCTACTGATGTTAAGCAAACAGATAAAGACGATATAGATTGCCATGGCGGTGTATTGATTATATAGTAGGAGGTATGAAAATGAATAATTGTAAATATATAATTATGTGTGGTGGTAAATATAATATATGGGAAACACCTCGTCAGTTAATATGGATAAATAGTGAGCCTATTGTAGTGAGAACAATTCGATTGTTAAGACAGAATGGAATTAAAGATATAGCAATCAGTAGTGATAATCCTGTATTTAAGCAATATGGAGTACCAGTGTTATCGCATAAGAACGATTTTGTAGTATATAAACCTGGAGTATCATCCGGTGACTGGTGCGATTGCTTTTATCCTACAGATGAACCAACTTGTTATTTGATGGGTGATGTTGTGTTCTCGCCCGAAGCTATCAAGAAGATTGTAGAGACTGAAACCGATGATATAGAGTTTTTTGCAAGCGCACCGCCATTTGCAAAAAACTATATTAAACCATATGCAGAGCCGTTTGCTTTTAAGGTTGTGAACGTAGAGCATTTGAAAAAAGCACAGAAAGAGTGTAGAGAGTCTCGGTTAAAAGGACTATTTCGTAGACCACCGATAGCATGGGAGTTTTGGCAAGTGGTAAAAGGTACTGCATATAATATCATAAACTATAAAAACTACACAGTAATCAATGATTATACTTGTGATGTTGATTCTCCAGAAGATGCAATAAAGATTGAGAGGTCTATGAATGGCTAAGTACATGATTCATACTTGTTTGAAGCGTTTGTGGTATGTAGAAAAATATTTAGTTCCATCCATGATTGAACAGGGTATAGATAATCATAATATCGTACTGTATGTAGATGCAAATAATGACGGATGCTTAAAATCTCATGTAAAGAGTTTTACAGAAGCCAGTAATTATAATGTACTGGGTATGTGGCATTTACAAGATGATGTAGTAATCTGTGAGGATTTCAAGAGCAGAACAGAAAAGCTGTCAACAGATTTTACTGTGTGCGGATTTGCTTCTGAGTATGACAGTCGTAAGGGGTGGAAAGATGGTGATGCAAACGGATTAACAATGTGGTATTCATTTCCATGTATTTATATACCAACCCGAATAGTGAAATCATATGTAGACTGGTTTAATACTTATGTGTGGCGAGACCATCAATATGACAGATGGGTGAAAGCAAATAAGTATGATGATACAATATTTAGAATATACATGGAGAATTATTATTCAAAAGAGTATGTTTTGAATCTTGCACCTAACCTTGTTGACCATATAGATTATTTAATAGGTGGTACAATCATTAACGAAGCGGCTGATAGAAAGCACCCAGTACGTTCTTTATACTGGGAAAATGAGAGCATTGTAGATGAGTTAGAAAGGAAGTTGAAGCATGATATATGTTAGCGGTAGAATAGATATTTACAACTTTGAAAGATATAGAAGCCAGTTTATGAGCGCAAGAGAATACTTAGAGCATGAGGTAACTGTATATCAGGATAATGATGTAGTTACTCTATTTGAAAAGTTTTCTGAAATCAATACTGCAATACATGGATTATCTAATCTGAGTATGAGTGATGAATGGGATTTAAGAATTGGTCTTGTAAGAAACTGTGATAAATTATATCTACTACAAGGTTGGGATGTAGATGATATGTGCAGAGCAGAGTGGTTGTATGCAAAAGCCAAAAACAAAAAGATAATTCTTTCAAAAAAGTATTGATATTATCATAATATTGTAGTATAATGTTTTTGTGAGCGAGATAGAGTTCACAGAAAGGTGGAAGATAAAATGAGAGAACACAAGCGTAATATCTATATCATTCTTGTAGCAGTATCAGTAATAGTATTCTTTGGCTCTTTTGGAGCAATAGATACTGGTATCATTTCAGTAAAACAAGGTGTATGGCAGATTGTTATAAGTCTGTTATCATGTATATGGTTCGGTAATTTACTCCGAATCGAAACTAATAGAATAGCAAGTTTTGATTGACCAGTACGGTCACAGCAACCTAATCAAAACTTTCTATAAAAGCCATAAACGAAAAAACGAAAGGAGAGAAAACGTATGGCACGAATAAGAGATTCAGATGATGATTATGTTTTATATGAGCATATATTTCCAAATGGTAAACGATATTTTGGAATTACATCACAAAAGCCAGAATATAGATGGCGGGGTGGTGATGGTTACCGATTTCAACAACTAATGTATCGTGCAATACTAAAGTATGGTTGGGATAATATTGAACATATTATAATTGCAACGAGATTGTCACATGATTGGGCGTGTGTTTTAGAGCAGTTATTGATTGCTAATTATCACACAAACAATATTAAATATGGATATAATAATACTGATGGTGGCGAAGGTATTAAAGGTTATCATCTTACAGATGAGCAAAAAGAAGTGTTGCGTAAAGCATCAACTGGTAGGCATCATTCAGAAGAAACAAAGCATAGATTATCTGAAATGAAAAAGGGTATCCCTGCTAAATTATCTGATGAGCAACACAGATTAAAGTCAGAACGTATGAAAGGTACGGCATTACATAAGGGGTATAAGCACTCTGACGAGACTAAACGAATTCTTTCTGAAAAAGCAAAGGGTAAGGTTCGTCATGCAAAACCACATTCGGAAGAAGCAAAACGTAAAATCGGAGAAGCATCAAAAGGTAGAATTGTATCCGAAGCAACAAGAGAAAAGTTAAGACAAAAAGCTATTGAACAATGGAAACGTAAGAAAGGAGAATAAGTATATGCGATTTACATTTGAGGAAAGTGAACACTATCAGAGCAAAGGTAATGGAGCAGGATTCTTTAAGTTGGTCAACGACAAAGATGTTGCAACCATAAGACTTCTGTACAACAACGCAGATGATATTGAGGGTTTCTCATGTCACAGGGTAGAGATTGGGGATAAGTTCAGATATGTAAACTGTCTTAGGACTTATCGTGACCCGATTGATGATTGTCCTCTTTGCAAGAGTGGTAACAAACCACAGGCGAAGTTGTTCATTCCTCTTTACAATGAAGATGAACAGCAAGTTCAGATTTGGGAGAGGGGTAGTAAATTCTTTGCAAAGGTTTCTGGAGTATGTTCTCGTTATGGTAAGAAGCCTATTGTATCACAGACCTTTGAGGTTGAGCGTAGCGGTAAGCCTCACGAAACGTCTACCGACTACAACTTCTATCGTACAGATGATGAGGCAGATGATAAGACACTTGATGATTTTGAAATGCCTAAGATTCTCGGTGGTATTGTGATTGATGCAACAGCAGATGATATGGAGTATTATCTTGACAATGGTGAGTTTCCTCCGGCTGATGAAGATGATACACCTCGGCGGTCAAGTCGTAGAGAGCGTGATGAGGGAGAAGAAAGACCTACACGTAGAAGTGAGGGTAGACGTACTCCTGCAAGAAGTAGAAGAAACGAGGATGAATTTTAAGAGAGGTTAGCATATGCCATCTGTAAAATCATTGTTTGGTGATATGACACGAACAACTGGAAAGTCAAGTGACAGGAAACTTGCACAGAGGGTTAATGCTAAGTCAAGAACAGCCACTCCTACCATAAAAGGTGGGGGTGGTCTACTTGACAGAATAGCTACTATCAACAGTATGGTAGATAAGCACCTCGGAAAGTATAAAGAAGAGTATCAGATTATACAGACCGAAGAAGCACTTAAAGAATTTGTGGATAATGTTATTGATTGCGGTATTATATCAATAGATACAGAAACCACAGGGCTTAACCCAATGCAAGATACAATAGCAGGAATATGTGTGTATTCACCGAATCAAAAGAGTGCGTACATACCGCTTAATCACATTTCATACATTACTGAAATGATAGTGCCGAATCAGCTACCGTCTGACGTTGTTAGGAGCGAATTTAAGCGGTTTTTAGATGCAAAGGTACAGATTATCATGTTTACCGCTGATTTTGATATACGGGTGCTTAGGCATGGTATAGGGTTGAAAGATATATATTGTACATGGGATTGTTATTTAGCACAACGACTTCTTAATGAGAATGAGGATAGTAATGCTCTGAAAAAGGTACATCAGAAGTATGTATTGAATGGACAAGAAGATGCTTTTACGTTCGATGAGTTCTTCAAGGGCATACCATTTACAATGATACCTTTGCAGACAGCTTATCTGTATGCCGCACATGACCCTATCATTACATATGAGTTATACAAATATCAGCATAGGTTTATCCGGGAAGATTCACCGAGAGAAGATATGCGGAAGATATACAAGCTGTTTACAGAGATTGAAATGCCCTGCGTACCAGTTGTAGCAGATATGGAAGATAATGGTATTCTGTTCGATTTTGATTACAATGCAAAGTTGAAGGAGAAGTATCATAAACTTCTCGATGAGCGTGAAGCAGAGTTTCATAAGTCATATAAGAAGTATGATAAGCAAGTTGAAGCATATAGAGATAAATACGGTAAACTTGACAATCCAATCAATATAAAGTCAACGGACCAATTAGCAATACTCTTGTATGATATTATGGGTTGTGAACCATTTTATGACAAGCGTAAGAAGAAGGAAGTGCGAACGACAAAGGAAGATTATCTTGTAACTTTAGATAATAATGTAGCAAAAGCAATTCTAAAGTATAGAGAGTTTTCTACGATTGTTGATACGTTCATTGATAAAATGCCAAATTGTGTTAATCCTAAAGATGGTAAGATTCATTGTAAATTTAATCAGTACGGTGCAAGAACAGGAAGATTCAGTAGTTCAGACCCTAATATGCAGAATATTCCATCGGAAGTTAAAGATATTCGTCAGATGTTTGTAGCGAGTAATGGATATCTTGAAGTCCCAGAGCAGAACAACAGCTTTACAGTTGATAGATGGACTGAAATAAAAACAAATAATGGGTGGGTGTATGCAAGTAGTGTTAAAGTTGGAGATAAACTTATTGTAGATGATGATGGTGATGAAGCAGAGATTATAGTCAACAGGATAGAAACACTCGTTGACAAAAATCAGATAATATACTATTATTAGACCATGATAATCTATAAAGCTACGAATAAGGTAAATGGTAAATGTTACCTCGGACAGACAAGACATTCATTAGATGTGAGAAAAAATGCCCATTTGAGGTGTGCTAAGAAAGGAGTAAATACACACTTTTATCATGCTATACGTAAGTATGGTGCTGAAAATTTTGAATGGGAGATTATATGTAGCACTAATGATAAAAAGCGTTTGAACGAATTAGAAACTTTCTATATTACAAAGTATGACAGTATTAAACATGGGTACAACATGGTTGATGGTGGCGAAAATAATATTATGGATATAGAGAGTGTTAAAACAAAACACGATAAAGTTATGCAAAGTGATGAAGTCCGTAAAAAGATTTCAAAATCAATGAAGGCATATAGGTCTACACACGCATTTACGAAAGAACACAGAAGAAAGCTGTCAGAAAAAGCAAAAGGGAATCATAATTTTGGTTCCGGGGATACAAGGTCCATAGGGTGCTACTGTGTACTTGAGAGTGGGGAAGAGTTACATTTTCATTCGTATAGGGATGCATACAAATGGTGGGTTTCTGTGACTAATATATTTGATACCACATCAGAGTGTATTTACCAACGAAAAATCAAACAGAGCATTGTAAATGGATACTATACGTATAAGCGTGATGGAATTAAGTATGAATACCCAAAATGGTTTAAGGGAGGTGATGCCGATGTCAAAGAAGTTACTAACTCGTAAAAATTATGTTCTTATGAGTAGTGACTTTTCTTAACAGTGAAAGTCACAGCAAGAACCAAAGGCATTAGCCGCACTTTGCAGAATGGATGGTGATTCACAAATGTATGATACATTCATGCAAGGTAAGGATTTGTATTCTGAGATTGCAAGTAAAGCATTTAATCGTACATACGAAGAGTGTTTAGAGTTTAATCCAGATGGCTCTACAAATGCAGATGGTAAGGAGAGAAGAAGTCAAGCGAAATCAATTTTGTTAGGTGTCCTCTATGGTAGAGGCGTTCCGAGTATAGCAAAGCAGTTGAATTGTACGGTAGAGAAAGCACAGGCAATTAAAGATTCTGTATTCAAAGCATTTCCGGCTATAAAAAGATTTGAAGATGGAAGTCTTAATATGGCATATGAATTGGGGTATGTCACAACAGTATGTGGTAGAAAGCGTAGACTTCCAGAGTTGACACTTGATGAGTATGAGTTTAAGTGGATAGACAATCACGCTCCAGATAATGATTTACTCGATTTTGATTCGGATGAAGAGCGTGAAATTCCCGAACGTACAATCAGAAAATATCTTACCATGCTCCATAGATGTAAGTTTAACGAAAAGCAAAAGATATTTAATAAAGCTAACGATGAAGGAATATGGATAATTGATAACGGTGGTAAGATAGCCGATGCAAGTAGACAGTGTGTAAATTCAAGAGTGCAAGGCTCAGCCGCAGATTTGACAAAACTTGCTATGGTGTATGCAAGTAGAAATGAGCGTTTGAAAGAATTGGGATTCAGATTGTTAATTCAAGTGCATGATGAGTTGATAGGCGAATGTCCAAAAGAAAACATGAAAGAATGTTCTGAATTACTTGCAAGAGTTATGTCAGAATCAGCAGAGAAGATTCTTGAAATGCCAGTTAAGTGTGATGTAGACTTGATGTACCAGTGGTATGGCGAAAAGGTAGATGGTTCAAAATATAAAGAGAAGGAAAGCCAGACTTCACACGCTATGGATGCAGAATTAAGGAGAGGTAATGGAGATAAATAAAATATATGTTGAAGATTGTTTTGATACAATGAAACGTATGATTTCTGATAATCAGAAAGTGGATGTAGTGTTAACTTCACCACCATATTGCACACCTAATGATAGTGCAGATAAATACACTCCGGCTAAGTTTGCAAACCATATTGTATTCTATGATGTATTCAAAGGGTTTGAGAGTCCAGATGCTTATAGAAAATGGAGTGTAGATTTATTTAATGCTTATAATGATATATTAGTTGAAAATGGCGTTGTATTATATAATCTTAGTTACTCCGCAGAAAATCCGTATTTAATATATCAATGTATAGCAGATATAATTGCAAATACACCATTTGTAGTTGTAGACTGTATAGCATGGAAAAAGAACAGTGCTTTACCGCAAAATAGAAATCCAAATAGATTAACAAGAGTTTGTGAGTTTGTGTTTGTTTTTGTCCGGGAAACGGAGTTAAAGACATTTAGAACAACAAAAGAGCAGTATGGTAGACTTCAAAATAATTATACTAATTTGTCCAGTAATTTCATTGAAGCGCCTAACAATGATATACTCAGCACAGAGTTAAATAAATTCAATAATGCTACGTTTTCCACGCAATTTGTGACCGAATTATTAAAGAGATATGTAAGACCCGGGTATCTTGTCTATGACAGCTTTATGGGCACAGGAACAACGGCTGTAGCGTGTAAACAATACGGGTGTGATTACATCGGGAGCGAGTTATCAGAAGCACAGGTTGAGTTTGCAAATGAAAGATTATCCAAAGGTATAACGCAGATGAAGCGAAAAAATGTAAAATCACTTTTTTAGGAGGATAAAAAGAATGAAAATCAAGACAAAGGAGTTTAAGGAACTGGTGTCTAAGGTGTCAATCGGTATAGGTGGTGATAAGCTAATGCCTATTACAGAATTGATGTGTATATCAAATCGTGATGGCAAGGTAACACTTATCACTACAGATGCTACAAACTATGTTTATGCAGAAGGCAATAACGAAGATAAAAACGATTTTGATGTTGTTATTTTTGCGGAACAGCTTGTTAAGTTAGTAGGTAAATTGACAAGCGAGTACATCACATTTGAGATTGAACAGGATAATCTTGTAATCTCAGCAAACGGTAAGTACACTGTGGAGTTACCTCTTGATGAAAATGGTGAGTTCATTAAGTACCCTAATCCGAGAGAAGATATGGATACTAATGTTAAACCAGTTGAGATATCTATAGATGATATAAAGAAAGCTATTCAGATTGCAAAGCCTTCACTTGCTACGACACTTGAACGTCCTGTGCTTACAAACTACTATGTCGGAGATACAGTGTTTGCAACGAATGGTGTATTTGTTACTGAGTATAGAGAGAAGTTGTTTGATACTCCACAGTTAATTTCAGCAAAGCTGATGGATATTATTGGTTCGTTCACAGCAAATAAGGCAACTGTAATGATAGACGATAAGTATATCTATGTTACTTGTGGTGATGTAGCTGTGTACAGTAAAGTTAATGACGATGTAGATGAGTATGCTCTGGATTCAGTTACGCAGTTTATCAGTACACAGTTTGACCATTCATGCAAGGTTAACACAAGTGAATTTATTTCTGTACTTGACCGTATATCACTCTTTGTATCTAAGTATGATAATGATGCAATAAGGCTTACATTTGATAAGGACAGTATTGCAATATCGAATGTGAAGTCTGGAAGTAATGAAGCTGTCGGGTATGTAGAGAAGAAGTCAAAGAGTAAGAAGAAGTTTGAAGCCTTTGAAGTTTATATCAATGCTAAGATGTTGATGGACCAGTTAAAAGCATATGTCGGTGAGAATGTAACGGTAGAATATGGAACTGATTTTGCAATCTCGCTTGTATCAGAAGATACTACTCAGATTATAAGTCTGATGGAAGTATAAATACCTCTTTTCTTAGGAGTGGTTGTTCCGCAATCACTCCTTTTAATTTACTAAATTTAGTGCTTGCAATATATTAAATATTGTGCTATAATGTTTAATGTAATCAAGTTTATGGTCTTTAAGTCAGAAAGGAGAAAAGATTATGCGATTTGTAAATGTGACTGAAGAGACTTATGAGAAGTTGGCAAAGATTGCCAAAGCGACTGAGCAACCAGTGTCTAAGGTTGTAGATGATGTAATAGATGGATTTATGCACTTCGCAGTGCTGTCATTTGCACAGAATGAGGCATTGAAGTTAGTGAAAACCATGTTAGACGATGCTGAAGAGGAAGGTGGTGAATAGCATGACAGCAATTATGGTTTATGATGATACGGCGAAAGCACTTGAAAAGTTAGCTGATAAGCTGGATGTACCAGTTGCAGAGGTTGTTGATACGCTTGTATCTGATTACGGAAAGGAGTTAGAGTAGTGGCGAGAAGAAGCCTTAAAGGCATATTTAATATGCTTGACGCAATAAACGAAGAGTTGCCAGTTGAGCAACTCTTCGTAAATGATTTGAAGCGGTCAATCGAATTAACAGATGAGAAGAGTTGGGTTCCTGGAAGTAAGTCATATAAACCCAGTGGGATGAATTGTATGCGTCAGAGTTATTATGTGATAACTGGTGCAGAGACAGACCCCGGAGAATCAAATAGTGTATCAGTGGGTATATGTGAAAGCGGTACTGATAGGCATGAGCGTATTCAGAACGCAGTCTTGCATATGAAAGATAACGGATTCGATTGTGAATACGTTAATGTGGCAGATTTTGTAAGACAGAGAAATCTCGATTATCTCAGTATAGTAAAAGAGCCAAATTTTGAAGCTGGAGAATATGAGACAAAGCTATATCATAATACTTTGAATATATCGTTTCTCTGTGATGGTATCGTTAAGTATCATAATCACTACTACATACTGGAAATAAAGACAGAAACCAGTAGTAAGTTCTTTCAGCGTAAAGGGGTTGACCCGTCACATTATCACCAAGCTACCGCATATAGTTTAGCTTTCGGAATTGATGAAGTGATGTTTCTATATGAGTGTAGAGATAACTGTGATAAGAAGTGTTTCCTCTTTGAGGTAACAGAGAGAATGAGAAAAGATTTAGTGTCTTATATCAATACGTGTGATAAATATATCAGCAGGAATGAAATACCACCAAAGCCGGAAGATGTTGCTAAAAAAACTTGTTCGTACTGTAGCTATAAAACGAGATGCGGGAGGGATGGTTAATGCCTAAGTTACACAATCAAGATGGTATCAATAGAGGTAAAGATTTTGAGTTGGTCATACGTGACGCATTTCAGCGTGTTCCTAATACTACAGTAGAACGTATGCCAGACCCAGTAATGGGTTATCTCGGAATTAAAAACAAATGTGATTTTATGATGTATCACTTTCCATTTCAGTATTATATAGAGTGTAAGACGGTACAGAGTCACAGATTGCCGATAGAGAATATAACATTCAATCAGCGTACTGGTATGTTGGGAGTTAGTGAGACTGATGGTGTGATAGCAGGAGTTATATGTTGGTTTATACCCGAAGAAAAAACAGTGTTTTTGCCAATACAGACAATAGAGAAATATCGGTTAGCTGGAGAAAAGAGTATCAATCTTAGAAAGATGTGGGATGATAGTTTTATAGAAATACATGGTAAGAAGAAGCGTGTATTCTATGATTATGATATAGGAGAGTTTATCAATGAATGTTGCAAGAGAAAACTTGCAGAAAGGAGAGAGAAGTATGGAATCAATATGGAAAGAAAGTCAAGAAAGTCTACCAAAGGTTAAACCGTGTCCGTTGTGTGGTGGTTATGCAAAGCTGGAACGTAAGTCAAAGACAATCATTAAGGGTGAGCAGAGATATATAACGTATGTTAGGTGCTGTGATTGTGATGTAAGAGGACCAAGAGTTTTGTTGGGGAATAATGTTACATATGCAAGAGAGATAGCGATTAAGCGGTGGAATAGGAGGGCATATGAAGATAACGAGTGAAGAAATGAAAAAGGTATCGAACATAAGAGACAATGTGGAGAAGCACTCTGAATTTATAGACTCTGTTGTAAATGATATTATAAAGCCATATATTAAAGACTTAGATAAGTATGTCAGCTTTATTAAAGAGTGTTTGAAAGATGGAGAGAATCCACCGTCAACAGCAGAACTGGATGATTTTGTTATGAATCTTGCAACCTACATTTACTTTGCAAGCGGAGCGTGTGAGCAGTTGGGTATTCGGGATGATATTAGTAAGACTGTGTATAAGGAAATGTATCACAGTAAGCGTTCTGAAATTAGTCATGGTACAGTAGCCGATAAAGATAGCATAGCAGAATTGGAAAGTTTATCAGAGCAGATAACCAACATAGCTTATAATAGAGCATATAAGACCATGAAGGCTAAAGTAGAAAACGCACAGGAATTATTATCATCTTGTAAAAAAGTGTTAAGTCACCGCTTGCAAGAAATGTCCTTGACAAGATTATCTGATTGAAGTATTGACATAAAACCTTTTTTGATGTACTTTTATATAAAGCACATAATGAAAGGAGAGTAACCATGTCAATTATTTATATGTATACTTTTCCAAATGGGAAAATATATATTGGTAAAACAAAAACAAGCATTGACGATAGGGCTGGATCAAATGGTGTAAGGTACGGCAATAATACACTTGTTGGTAGAGCAATTCGTAAGTATGGATGGATCAACGTAGATAAGACGATTTTAATTGATGGTCTGTCTGATGAGGATGCAAATGAGAAAGAAAAAGAGTTAATAGCGAAGTATAACTCTACAGATAAGTCGATTGGATATAATCTAACTACGGGTGGTGATGGTGGTGCAGTTTATGGTCATGCAGTATCAGAAGAAACTCGTAGAAAGATTGGTGCTGGAAATAGCATAGCACTTAAAGGAAGAAAAGTACCACAAGAAGTAGTAGAAAAAATAAGAAAGTCAAATGTTGGTCATGTAGTGTCGGAAGAAACAAGAAAAAAGATAAGTATTGCAAATACTGGACACCATCCAAATGTTGAGACACGAAAGAAAATGTCGGAAAATAATTGTATGCACAGACCGGAAATTAGAAAAAAAGTTAGTGAGACTCTGAAATTGACACAAGAAGAAAGAACGAGAAAGAGATTACATACTATGAAAGAGCGTTATCCAGACGGAATAAAACAATCAGAGGAATCAAATCGTAAACGTAGTGAAGCATTAAAAGGCAAACCAAAATCAGAAGAGACAAAACAAAAAATGCGTAAGCCAAAATCACCTCAAGCAATAGAGAATATGAAGAAGGCACAGATTGAAGCATGGAAACGTAGAAAATCACGAATAGGGGGAAACTAATGAGTAAACGAGAAGTTGCTATCACTATAACGGCACTTGCAGTTGCGACAATAATATTCTTTATACCGAAATCAAATAAAAGCGATTTAAGCACCGAAACGATAGCAAGTACAGAAATATACACAGAGACAGAAAAACCGTCTGAAATCGACACAGAGAGCGTTATAACGAGTGAAGAAACAACAAGCGAAGATGCAGATATAACAGATACGTATTTTATGGGAGAGCCGTTGCACTACTCAAAACCATACAAAGTCGTAGAACATCCGTTATCAGTGAAAACAGGGTTGATTTATTTTAGAGGCCATGTAGAAGTTTGGTATTCTGTCAAAGAAAAGATTGGCTATACAACAAAACAATCTATTCCCGGAAAACATGTTGCTGATGATGGTACGATTCGTGATGAAGATGGATTTGTGTGCGTTGCGTCAAGCTACTTGCCTTTTGGTTATACACTTATGACCAGTATGGGTCCAGGTAAAGTGTATGATGATTGGGGAACGCATAAAAGTATAGCTATTTACACAGATTGGAGGGAAGAAGAATGACAGAAAATCAAGTGTTATTGAGTTTAGCAGGATACAATCAAATTAAGGCGGAGAATCAGAAGTTTAGAATGTTCATGGAGCGTATGTGGGAGAATAGTACGCTGTCAGCAGACAAGGCCACGGTTGAGTTTGATTCGACCGTTCTCACAGAGGTTATGCACCTTGTATATCCGGAGCAATATAAGAAACGCCTTTCCTATTTACGGGCACAGGATACGAAAGAAGCTATGAAGAGAGCAAGAGAATTTGAAGAAGCACAGCCAGCATGGCCTAAGGATGGTGAAAAATGAAAGAGTGTGCAAGTTGTGGTTTTCTGAATGACCATGGAGCGTGTGATTGCCCTCATTCAGATAAGTGGTATGCCTGTCCGATTGAGAACAAAAAGCCGGAGAACATAAAGGCTCTGAAAGAGTATGCAGAGTGGGTGAGTAGGAGGGAGGATAAGGTATGAATACAAATTGCGTTAATTGCAAACACGCAAGGTTATGGACAGATAAAGAACAGTTTGAATACATCGAAAGAATGTATAACATTTTAGGTCGTATGCCTTGCAGAGCAGACCATTATATCTGTGACAAGATCCCCGAGGGGGCAGAGTGGACAGAGGACGGAAAAACATACACCTACGATGGGTATAGTCTTAACGGTGAGAATTATGACGAGGTGTTCCATTGTTTTGAACCACAGGAAAGCGAGGAAGTATGACAAGAGAAGAAGCAATAAAAGGTCTTACATCACTTTTAGAAGTGCGAAGAAGATGGGATGATATGCAGACAATGAAAGACGAGATAGAATGTCTTGAAATGGCAATCAAGGCCCTTGAGACTGAAGATGTGCTTGACAAGATAAGAGCCGAGATTGTGCATTTGCATGATTGGGCATTTAGCCGTGAGGAAATATTAAGGATTATCGACAAGTACAAGGCAGAAAGCGAGGATAAGACATGACACTTGATGAAGCTATCAAACACGCAGAAGAAGTATCTGGAGAACAACTTATGCGGGCTGGTAAGTGTACTGGTGATGATTCTCTTTGCGATAAATAT